TCTCCCTTTGATGTCAAAAAGGACTCAAAAGTCTGCTGTTTCGTGAAACTGGAGATGACGAAACGGAAAGATGGGTATCATAAGCCAAGAATGATACAATACCGTACAGCGAGGTACCTTGTGCATTTGGCGCGTTACCTCAAGCCTTTGGAACACGCTGTGTATGGAACCAAATTTCTCAGCCCGGATGGGTTGGGGGACTGCGCCAAAAACGCTAGTTTCCAGAAGAGGGCCACCGTGGTGAGAAAGAAGTCAGAGTTGCTCATCTCACCAGTGGTCGTCACACTGGATGGATCTGCGTTTGACGCGCACGTATCCCTCGACTTGCTGAAGGTTGAGCATTTGGTCTATCGGTGTGCTGGAAGGGCGGCGGGTTGGAACCGAGCTGATGTGTGTGCGCTTGGGGAAGCACTCAGAGGCCAATTGGTCAATAGGGTGTCTGGGTGCTTTCCAGAAGGGCACATTAGGTATACTGTTAGAGGAAATCGGATGAGTGGGGATCTTAACACTGCTGTTGGCAATGTTATCCTCATGCAATTGATGACTTCTGATATGTTGTCGAGCTTGGCAGGGGTATCATGGTCCTTTTATGATGATGGGGATGACTGCCTAGTGTTTGTTGAAGGAGCGGTTGCCAACAAAGTGGTCCGGGGTGTTTACGATCACATGCTGGGGTTTGGAATGGAGGTGAAAGTGGAGAATGTGGCCCACGTTGCTAGTGCGGGTTTGGAGGCTGTCGAGTTTTGTCAGCACCGACCTGTATTTAACGGCGTGGATTATGTTTTTGTCCGTGATTACCGAAAGGCCATATCCACGTCTGTGACAGGACCCCGTTGGCAGGAGAGTAATCACTCTTTTAGGGTATACTCAGCTGCTGTTGGGATAGGAGATGGACTGCAGGTTGCCGGTTTACCGGTTCTGCAGTCGTACTATAGTCTCATGAGGCGGACTGGGCGGGGGGTGGATGACAAGGACTTACATAAGCGCCTTGAGTCTCTTTGGAGATTTAAGAATGTCGAGATTGGTGATGATGTTCAGGTTAGGGATATCACTCACCAATCTCGCCTTAGTTTCTATAGGGCTTTTGGACTTCCACCTCTTGGCCAGGTTTACTTAGAAGAGGAATTTGACTCTCTGGCCACGTTGTTAATATGACAATTACAAATTCGACAAACAGTATAGGCGAAAATAAGCCAAATCCATACGCCGCTTTGACCGTTGGCGGCCGCCGCTTGCAGCGGATTAAGCAAAACGGTCCAATTTCTGCAGCAGAGTCAGCTGCTTTCCGAAAGGAATTGGTTGACTTCTGCGGTACCACGGAGGATGGAGCGAGGTTTTTGCAGCAAGCAGTAGATCCGTTTCACGACGCTCCTTTCAGGCATATTGGACTGCCTGAC